CCCCGTGTCGCAGAAAGGAGTGTGCTTTCATGAGTACACAGGGTAACTTTTATGCTGCATCCCACCTGCCAATGGCTACGGCAAACGGGAGTGTTCATGCAGCGGTGTTAGGGTCAGATGACACCTCTAATTTGAGCAAGCGCGGCTCTTTCTTCGAGCAGCGCGGCAGTGATCACTGGGGCCAGAACGGCGTCTGCCATGCGAAATGGTCAGATATCCCGGAGAACGCCCCAGAGTACAGGACAACCTCTGGAGAGCTTTACGCACTCAATTATGAGGGCTGGGCTCGAAAAGGTTGGAATGAAAATCAAACCCTTCATTGGAGTCAAAAAGGTGTATCCATATCTCTATGGCTTACCGGCCCTTGGGGATATCCCAAGCCTAATTACTGGACCTTCGAATTATTCGTTGATCAGCAAGTAAAAGGTGATAGGTGGTACCGTAGTAGCACCTGGCTCAGCCTCCAGGACAGAGATGGGAGCGGAGCGATCCGCTATTTCTACAACTTTCCAAAAGGGTTAGGGGAAGCGTTGGTCCCTGGATGGGGACAGCTAACCGGAAGGTGGCCACGGGGTGGTGGCTCTCCCGAATATTGGTGGAGGATGTATTCTGAGTTTATACTCAATGCATCAAAGAGAGCAGTGGAGAAGTATCCACCTACTCAAGCCAATGTTACGCTAACGAGAGTTTCAGCGGAAGTGATTGAGTACCCTGCGCCCGATACAAGAACCTTCTTATTCGGCGAGTCGACATGGAATGATGTCTGGTCGCGCGTCGAGCATCACGATGTCTTCGAGATGTTAAAAGAAGGGTGTTATCTTAACGCAGTACAATCTATCCCGCGATTGAGCCAAAACTCAATCCAGAATCTCCTAGAAGTAGTGTCCTTTATCAGTGACATCAAATCTGGAGCTCTCAAACTCGCTGTCGATGACGTCCCGACAAGTGTTAAGACTAAGTACATCAAGACCACAGTCAGCGGTCGAGATGTGCGCTCCTCTACGCAAGGCCAGTTAAGGGCCCACACGCGTAAGGTCAACGCTAAGTTGAAAAAGGAGTCTGTTCACTATGGACGCGCGTTGAAGGAGGCAGCTGGCGATAGCTGGTTGCAGTACCGATACGCATATGGCACAACAACGATGGACTTTCAAGAAGCCCTGAATTTTGTGCAGCGGAAGCGGGACCTGACAAAGGTCCACGAGTTTTCCATTTACGGCTCTTCAGGAATGAGAGTCGAGGGTCGTGATGTAACCATGCGGTGCCGGATTCCGGTGATAAACCACATGGATAGCGCCGCCCACAATATGTGGGATACCCTCTACGTTTATGGATTACAACCAGATCTATATATATTATGGGACATGATCCCATACTCTTTTATTGTAGACTGGGCTCTTCCGATTGGTGATTTCGCTGCTGCGATTGATACCATGAACAATCTTAACTCTTCCTACTGGTCTCTAGGGACTCCAACATACTCGTTAAAGTATATGTCGGGTCAGAATAACACAGTATCGTGTTATACTAGATGGGTAGGAACCGCACCCCCGATGCTGTTGAACGGAGTGTGGGCCAACCAAGGTGTGAGTTATCGCACCATGGCTAAAAGAGGTGCCGATGTGGTATCTCTAATAATTTAAAGGAGGCATTTAAAATGTCACGTACCTCAGAGTACAAGTATCAAAATGATGTCGAGCTTGCAGAGGGCACTAGGCTTTATGAGATGGCCTTAATGTCCAACTACGGTTACGATATCATCAACGGTGGCAAGGAGCTTGAGATGAACAACAAGACCGCACCGTTCGGGGCTGAGGAGATAATAACCCTCTTCTCCCGAGAAATCCCTAAGGTAGACACGAAACTTTCTCTCGCGAATCCTACCAAAGCGAAAGGCGCCTTCTATGGCGTTAAGTATGAAGCTGTGCTTCAGACTACCGATGACAGCGACCCTACGTTCGAACAGGACGAGGCAGTCGTCGTAAACATCAATGTTCGCCATCCGAAATCCAGCAATTGGACTGCGGACAAGGTGGATATTGCCGTAAGGAGAGCTCTGAGCACGCTGTACTACGTACACGATGCTTCTTCTTCCGGTACTGGCACGATCATGAATCGCTTTAGCGATTTAATGAGAGGCCAGGAGCTTCCTGTGGATGATGTAACCCATGCTGGTTAACATCCGTTAGTTAGCAACTAACACAATAAAATAAATTAATTTTAAGGAGTCAGTTCTATGACACATTTAAAACCCAATCATTATGAAGTGGTCGGTCTTAACAGAGTGCGCACTGCGATTAGCGCAGACGCAGCCCGTCTCGCCAGGAAGTTGGATCGAGAGAAATTTGTTAATGCGAATGCTGTTGGTGCATACATTTGTGTAAACACTTGGTTTATGCTTGTAAAACAGGTTTCCGACACTTGTTTCAGAGCCCTACTTGAGGAGTTTCTCAACCATGGTCTGAGCTTCATAATTCGTGAGGCCCAAGATGTCGTTGACGAGTTTCTGCGTAGTGGCGAAGTGTACCATGCCCTATGGCGTGAATTCTATAGGGTTCTCTTGATGCGACCGGCATACGACATACTAAAGAGTGTGTCCTACCTTGAGGCAGAACGCCTAGAGGATGCCACCGCTGAAAGGGAATTCCTCCAGGTTCTCCGTTTTCCAAAACGGTTTTCGTGGGTTGATAGCAAGGTCCTGGAACGGGAACAGCTAAATGCCTTCGAGCACCAGGAGGATGTAAACAGCGAACTCGCTACGCATCTTCCGTCTGAGATTCCATTAATTCTTAAGGATCTCCGCACACTCATGAGGAGTGTTGTTGACTGGGAGAAAATCAAAGAAGATTTACAGTCCACTAAATTCAAATGCGGATTGCTTCCTTTGACCCCAGGTGATGCGGCGGATGCGGCCACGATGAGCAAGAAGATAAGGAAGTTGTCCAAGGTATACCCTCAGAACTTTCCCGAGCCCTTCTCTCCGATAACCTCACACTTGAGAGAGTGGGAGTACAGAGACCAGACATTTTACTGGACCCCTGTTAAGGTGAGTTGCGTTCCGAAAAGTTATAAGGCATACAGGACAATAGCTCCTGAACCTATTGCCCGTGGTTCTGCTGCCCTACGAGTAATGCGTGTGTTGGAGAAGCATCTTCCGATGCAAATCCCAATTCACGACCAAACCATTATGACGGAGAGAGCCAGAGAGGCGTCGATTAGCGGCGACTACTCGACACTCGATCTGTCGGCAGCTTCCGATTGCGTAACAAAATGGCTCGTAAGCGAGTTAGTGCCTCGGTGGTTCTGGAATACCATAGAAGAACTAATACCCTGGCATGTAACACTTAAAGGTGAGACACGCCCTCTCCGTAGCTTTGCTACGATGGGTAACCCTCTAACTTTCGTGGTTGAGAGTCTCGTCTTTTACGTTATCGACTTATACGCCATAGAGTTGTGCAATGTGTGGTACGAAGAGGTCCCGGACAGTCCCAAGTTACCCTGGGTGTACGGGGATGACCAAATTGTGCCTACTTACGCTGCGGAGGCAACGATTGATGTGCTTACTCGCCTTGGATTTAGGGTCAATAAGGAGAAATCCTTCTACGACCCGAAACCCCACACATTCAGAGAATCGTGTGGTGGCGACTACTGGGATGGCTATAAAGTATCCACTTTATACTGGCCACGTAGAGCAATTGAGATCACGCTCGAGCAGTGGAAAGCCAGAGACCTGAGGGATAAGCCTTTCCGAAAGGGAAGAGATTCCCAGCTGACATCAACTGCGTCAGTGTTGGTTGCATTAGAACAACGCTTATTCCAGGTAAATCTGGATGCGGCTATGTTCGTGCTCAGTGTTCTTTGGTACGGATCTGACGACATCTCAACAAATGTCGCAGGGACCGTCGGACTAGAACCTTGGGGCCTTCACCACGATCCCCACACATGTGCAACAGCATATGCGGAATGGGTGGATGTGGAGCAAACAACAGTGCGCGAGTACCCCGTCTTTAGGGAAAAGTTGCGCTGGAGAGGTCTGAGATATGACTTCTCGTATTGGGAGATTATCCCGAATGGCTACAAGACGTGGACTACCAAAGAGGTAGTCGGTAGGCGCCTGAAGGGCGTCCGTTGTCCGATCGAGTCCCGGGAACCGTGTGGTTATGCACCCGTTGTCCGAGCCAAGCCAATTGAGGCTAAGGACAGATCGCACGCGGAAGACTGGTATGTATACCAGCTCTTCTTATCACATGGTCCCTTTTACCCGACTCCATTGGATAAACTCCTTGGAGTTTCGAAGTCTTGGTACTCTACTCTCGTCGGAGAGCCAGAGGCCTCAATTGACCGCATCATGAGGTAACTCAGATGCGACCCTGTAGAAAGCAGGGGCAATCGCGGAGCGCAAGACGCAGCCAAAACGCTGGGG